ATCTCAAAACCGAGTGTTGGTTTTGCTGCTATGAATACTTTACCGTAAACTGGTGGGATGTTTTCTTCACCACCCCAAACATTAACTGCTTCAAAGTATGGGTAGTTTTTGTTGATCAGAGCAATTAGATCTTCTTTTGTAACACCACGATTATTAGACACATAGGCTTTTGGTGCACTAAATCTAATTTTTGTAACAGATTCTTGCGTATTACCACCAGATGCTGCCTTGATTGGAAAAACAATTGAACTGGTAAACCCACCAACAGAATCAATAAGACTAAACGCATTTGATTTATTAGCCGCCGCGCCATCTGTTCTTAGATAATTTGCTACTACAATATTTCCGTTGGTTAGACTTCTGCCGATAACCCCGTCTCCGAAGTAGATCTTGTATTTCCCGTTTCTAGTTTCATCTATGAAGTAGACTGAGGAGTTCGAAGTTACATTTGTTGCATCAGTTGCAAGCGTAAATCTCTCAGTTTTCAAACTTGTTGCAGATTCTTGCACCAATATTTCTAGCGTGCTGGTGTCTATTCCGTCGTCTGGAAGTTCAAACGACTGGGTTGGATTATTGGTAGCATTGTAAACGAATGTGTATGTTAGCGGTTGACCCTGATAGATGTACAAATCATCAAAACAAAAGCGATTACATGTTGGGTCGTAATTTACAGTTTTAGCCTGTGTATTAACAAATGTATATGAAACTCCGTTTAGTGGAGTTGATTGTAAACGAGTAAATCTTGGAAGCGTCAAGGATACTTGCGTGTTTCCTGCTGGACGAGTAATCTGTAGATTTATTGTGGCTCTAGGTGCGATTGAAGAAACTGGCGTATACCCAAGCATCTTAGCATGGGAAACAACTGAGTCGCGTAATAGAGCTGTGTCTAGGAACATCTCATTGGCAATCATATTATTATAAAATGCCATATAGTGAGTGTTGTAGGCTAAGATATCTAGCAATACACTCATGCCAGATGCTTCAAAATCAAAATCTGTGAATTCTTGCTGATCCCTCAGAAAGTTCTTTAGATTAGTCTTAATCTGCGCAAAGTCTAGTTCTGTTACAACTAGTTTTTGATCTGTATTAGCCATTAACGGACCTTCTCTAAGAAGAAGTTGATTGTGACAGGAGCTTCAAGATTATTTATGTAGAATCGAATAGTAATATCATATCGATTTTGCTCAGGATTAGCCTGAACACGGATAGCATCAACGCCAACGCGAGGCTCAAAGTTTTTAATTACATTACTGAGTTCAGTTTGTAAAACATTAGCAGTAATAAAAGAAACATCTTCAAACAACAACCCACGAACTCTAGAGCCAAAATTAGGTTGAAATGGCTTTTCGTATAGGTTAGTCAGTATTAAATTCTTTAATGCACCAATGATCGCAGCATTTCCAGTTCTTTTAACCACATCTTTGGTTACTGGATGTGCTTTGAAATTTAAATCCAGATCTTTGTATACGCGAACATCTAATGACATTTAAAACCTCTGGTATATTTAGCACGGTTTTGCGCAAGGATCTTCTGGAACATTGACGCTTGGATCGCGACCATCGATGCCAACATTGCTTTCCCCAGTACCTGTGCCCTGAGTTTGATTTGGTAGAGGTCCAATAATAACATCAGAACCATCAAACTGATTGGTTGCAGCTATGCTGGTGTTAGCGTTAATTGTTGGTCCAACAAATCCGTCTTGGTTAAACTCAGAATCAAAGTCGTCCAGGATGTTAATAAACTGCCCAGTTGTAGCGTCACATCCGTCTTCGACTGGATATGGCACCGTAATGACATCCAAATAATTATCGGATGAGTTATCGCCTTTATTTCTCTTCTTCTTTCCGCAAGACAATGAGAACAACTTTCCTAGAGCTGATACGAAGTTTTTAACATTTTTAATGATTTGTTTATCTCGCGCAATGACTGCGTCAAGATCATTCTTTACAGTATTGAATCGACCAATAACACCAGATATGGCTGAATTGATTTGTGATTCAGTCATTGCTCTAGTTTTAGCGTCGTTCAAGTCATACTTCAAACGCTTTAGGGCATCTTTTGCTTCGTTTAACAATTCTTTCTTAAACAGTGATTGCGCCGCGTCAGTCGGAACTTCTGTTGCAACAGATTGATATTTACCATTCGCCAGGCGAACTCTAGACTTTACGCCCTTCATGAAGTTTGGGTCGCCAGTCATAGTTTCAATCATGGTAAATCCGTTGATAATCTCATCGGGGTCAATATCTTCGCCCAATGTCATTACCTCAATCTCATTGTTTACTTTGTAAACGGCAAAGTTTTTAGTTAGTCTGAACTGACCATCAACAGTAATAGTTGTATCTGTTAATGATTCAATAATAAACTCTCTGGTGTCGTAGATAATCTTATCGCCAACTTCGAGCTGCGAAGTCCAAGAAGTTCCGTTACCAGTAATAACTGTATCCAAACATTCAGTATTGCAAACGAACGGTGTTCTTACAAAAACAGTTTGATTTGTATTACTCGTTGTAAATGCGGTGTTTACTACAAATGAAGTTTCTTTGAACAACGAGACTCCAGTCGTTGAGTAATCAAATGGAAGGTCTACAAGTAAAAAGTCACCAGCAGCATTGATGGATTCAATTCTACGGATATCGCCGTTTACAGTAATAAACATACTTGTGTTTAGTTTTAGCGTATTTGTAGGCGATAATAAACAATTGGCGAGGTTTAAAGTTCCAACATCAGCCGTTGTAACCTTTACATTGTTGGTTGTAACATCTACAGAAACGGTCCCAGAGGCATGGGCTGTAAATACCTTTTCAGTAACAACCTTTGTTTGCGAGTCAATTACGATTGTATCGCCATAATCGACTCTAGGATATGCTGTTGAGTTTAGGTTTGGTGTTACTACATTGCTAGAAGCAATGTTAGCAGTAGCACCAATACTGGCAACATTACTGTATAGAGTAATAAGATCGTAAGCCATGGTTGACTTAACACCAGAAAGTGCGTCGGTGTGATCTCTGAATTGCTGTATGCTTGACTGGAGCGATGCATTTTGTGCAATCGTTGATAATTTACCAAGAGTAAATGGACCAATTTGATAGTTATCGGCGAAATTTTGGGCTTTTCCGAGTGATGCTTCTAGTGCATCAAACGACGCCTGGACACTACCCAAACCGCTACCAGCGATTAAAGGAAATGTTTGTTTTAACCCAGCGTAATCGTTAGCGGCATAGTTATCTATTTCGTTATTAATTGCTTCAAACGGCGAAGCCAATGCTTTGTCTAATGGGTCTAGAACAGTTGCCTTAAAATCCGTAAACGCATCAACTAGAGGGTTGCGGAAATATTGTTTAAAGAAATTAGAAACAATATCTGCTCCCTTGTCAAACAAATTCTTCATGCTAGTGAGGAATTTACCAAATCCAGTTTGTGCGAAGTTCAACCCACCATTTTTAACGAATGGGATAGGGACGCAGGAAAACATTAAGGCTAATGTCTGCAGTAATGGTAGTCCTCCGATAAGGCAGAGGATAACTTTAATGATTTTACTTAAACTTATGAAAGCGGCATACCTCTAATTAATTTATTAACAACATCATTACCATACTTTTTTCTACACGAATCTTCAATATCCTTTAATTGCATCATTGCACTAATATATGCCTCGTGAGCGTCAATTTTTTCTTGCAGATTGTTTGAAATCAAAAAAGATTTTTCTTCTTTTGAAAGCGATATCAAACTGACTCTTTTCGCGTCAATCATCTGCATCATATAAATTGCACTAGATTCTATACACATATTTAGTTCGATTTTAAAGTTGAATTTTTGTTTGTTCTGTAAGCGTTGTAGTAGTATTTGGAGTAGCATTACTTAAAGGAGATGCGACAGTAGATGCTGCTCCTCTATCTCCACTCGAGTCTCTTGGTGGCGTGATTGAAAAATTGGTTCTAATATTGGATGGAAGCTGTGGTCTTTCACCTTTTAAAATTGCCTGTATAAACAAATTGGTTATTTCTTCATATGAAGCGCTCGGTAAACTCAACGATACATTTGGTCGACCGTTTTCAAAAGTTACCTTTACATCTGTTCCAGTCGTTTTCGGTAAGAAAACTGAGTTATCTTGCCCCTTCACAATGTTTACTGTGCTCGGCGATGGGTTTATCAACTCATCTTGCGCCTTCGGTGAGAATGCATCGCTGCTTGATAGCGGTGCAGACGATGGAACATATGGAGCGACATCTGCGCTAAACCCATACACACCATTCGCGGCAAAATTATCTCCAGACATTTCAGTCTTTATTTCTTGCTGTCGTTGTAAAATTGCGATTCCTGATCCCATGATTTTCTCAAGTGTTAAAAATTAATATTTGATGCTGGGAAATCTAAACTAGCAACAACAGGTGATGGTGGCGGTGGACCATTAGGCAACGGGTCTGGGATTGGATTAGGTGTGCAAGTATTCAAGTTTTTTATTCCTTGTTCTTCGCTAATTAGATGTTCTGCACGACCATATGGTGACTTCACAACAACGGCAGCATTTCCCAGTATATGAGTGACTGCACCGCTAACAGTTGTTGACATTTCCCCAGAAACTTGAGTTTTTACACCACTCACGGTAGTTGATACACCAGACATACTAGCAGATAATCCAGTTATTGCTACAGATTGTCCACCTGTTATCGATATACCCTGTGGTGCAGAAATAGCAGTGCCAGACCCTGAAACAATTTCAACTGATTTAGCAAGAATACGGAGTTTGCCGCCAATCTGCAGATAATAATCGCCGTCTATAGTTTCATACTTGTCGCCATTTACATAAGTTCTTTGGTCACCCATAGTAATATCTTGGCGGCTAGAAGTAGATTTTATCTTCGTAGCACCTGTATTTGCAAATTCTAGAGTGCTTCCTGTTCTATGCGAAAGTTGCACACGCTCAAAGCCAAAGGTATCATCTAACTCAAACGCATGCCCAGACTCGGTTTCTGTAACATTGTTGTATGGGAATTTAGCAGCATAACTTGGATAGGCTTCGTCCCACTGACTAGCAGCCGCTGTAGGAATGCCTGTGACTCTGGTCTTTCTTTGTATATCTATGGTTGTATTGGCGATAGATTCGTTTGTAACGCCATCAAACTTACCATCTTTCTCGCCGCGAACTGGTCTTGCAAGCCTTGATATTGTAGGCTCGTTTAGATATTTTGGATATCTTGAAGGATCCTCGTCTGCGATCCTTATTCCCTTTGTATCTTTACCAAGCTGCGATGCACCAGTATCTATTTTGCGCGGCATAGCAGCATTGCGTTTATCTGCAGCACTTAATGGGTCACTGAAACCAGCACTAATATCACGAATTTCGTCAGGGATTCCTGGAACAGTTCCCATAATAATTGGATACTGTCCTTCTTCACCGTCAGCAAAGAAACCGAATACCATGGTTCCTTCGGTTGGGGGTTGAACGCTCTTAAGACCATAAGGAACTATCGGGTGCGCCCATGGCAATTTATCTACTGGTATTTGATTTGGACTTTCATTGTGCCAGCCAAAACAACGAACACGGCAACGACCAAGTTCTAGTGGGTCTATTCGATCTTCGACCACACCAAACCACCAAACAAAATTATTTAAACCTAGAAAATCTTTGTTCATGTTAAATTCGCTGGGCTATTTTATGATAATTGCCAGCAGCACCACTCAATGGTGCTGACAATGAGTTTTTAGAAAGTTCTAATACAGTTTGCCATGCATTTGGCGTGATAACATTTCTAACCGCAGAAATTAAATATGTGCCCGAGTAATACTCGTCATAGTTTTGCTGATTGTCTTTGTCAACAGTAAATGCTGGCACTTTAATATTTAAAGTATAACCAACAGAGTATATCGGGTTTCCAGGAACAACACAATGTAGTTCAGTGTTATTTATAGCATCAATTAACATTTTTCTTTGTGCTAATATTTCTTCAACATAAGTGTCGTTAGACCTGACTCGTTTAGAAATAAAATACGGTAAATTTGAATGTCCTTTGTTTGTTAGCCAATATCTAACTTTGGAATCATAAGCAGCGTATAGTGGTTCGTTTTTCTTATTTGGTGTTTCGTTGAAAGGAAAATATCCATCAATCATAACTTGTTTAGTTTGTTCATCTAAAATAGAAATTTCACCTTTAACATATTTCTGTCTAACAAGATCGAGCGTGTATAGTTTTGAGCTGTACATGCCTTCTTCAGTTGCTTTGACAATATCAAAATTATTGTTAAATTTAAAACTTTTAATTTTGTTTGTATTAAGATATGGGCTTTCATTTGAGTCTGTTGTATATGCTGCTCTATCATACACCAGTTCACCCAATGAACCACTCTTGTATATGTTTATCAACGATTGAAAGTTAAAGCCGTCCTTGTTTTCATAAAACAAAAACGGTGAGTTAGAATCTCCAAACGATTGCTCTGTTAAATATTGTATTGCGTCTAATGGGTTTTTTCTAGTTAAAGCAAATTCAGTTGGACCCTTAGATTGATCAAATGCTCCTAACTTAGAGTCAGGAATTTGCAAATCGCTTTTGCATATTGCTTTGACATATTCGCGGGTGTTCTTGCCAGAAAATGATCTAGAAATTGATTGTTGATTTGAAAATACTAATTCCTCAGAGCAAAAATGCAACACATAAGTTTGTGTTTGTGAAGCGGGGGATTTTTCTCTGTCGGTAATTTTATAGATTCTAAACAGTTTTTGGTATTTGGTAGTCAATCCAACTTTTTTTAAAACCACATTCAAATACTCGTTTCCATGAATAGCAAATTCGCCCAATAGATTAACACCATCTATTAGTTGAATTGTTCCTGTGATAACATGTTCAAAAATATCTTCATAGATATTAAGCGTATTGAATATTTTTCTCAAATCTGCGTTTTTACCATTAGAACTAATTAGTGTTAGTTCTATTATTTCAACATCATCCGCAGTCTTTGGTGTATTATTAAGCATTTAAAGTTGTTCCAATTTCTTCAGTTATATACTCAATATATTGTGGCTTTAGTATTTTAATTTGTCTTTTTGATTCATTTAAATCTAATTCGTGGTCATAAACATAAACAGGTTTGTATGTTGATGCTATCGTTAATGTTGCAACAGTCGCGCTATTAGCATTGGAATTATTCGCATAAAATGTCACATTTTGAGTGATTGTTGTGTTAGGCGGTTGCGTAATAATGGTGTTAGATGCGTAATTATATTGTTCTAGTGTGACAATGCTTGTATTTGTGGTCGTGGTAGTTGGTCCATCTACTTCTGATAATACCCTTTTAACTTCAAATTCATAATGATGAATGGTTGAATATGCTTCTGCGATAGAAGTATACCCATACTGTTTAACAATTTTTTCTTCTAGAGCATCTATGGGTAATGGTAACTCAAATAATGGATCGTTAATTTGGTTAACCAATATGATTATCCAATGAAGTTCTGGATCTCCATATTGTTTGTAAGCGATTGTTTCTGGCGTATCTGTATCTTCAACTTGATACTTATAAAATGCAGAAGCATTATCAACTATGCTGCTATTAATACTAAATCTTGCAAAAATGTTTGTAACAGCTGTAACTGTTCCTTGGTCTGTAAGATTAAAGGAATATGGGATTTTTGGGAATTGTCTAAAGTACATTAGAAACCTTCTGCTACAGCGTTTTGGTCAATGATTACAGTTTCAGTGAATTTAAGACTTAATCTAATTTCAACTGGTGCGCCAGTATAAAATGTTGTAAACGAACCACCACCAGAATAATCTATGCTAATATCTTCTAGCACGCATTTTTTAGTTTTAAATAAAAATTGATTTGGCATTGCGTGATCTATACCATCATAAAATTCTAACTGAAATTGAGATGG